CCAGTAACAACTGTAAGAACTGTTGTAATAGTAAGCACTGTTGCCGAGCCTGCTGCTGCGTTGGCCACCATACTTATACTATATGTAGTCGCAGTATATGGCGAACCATCTGTCGTATTATATAGTGCAACAGGTGTAGTACCGATATTCGATCCACCGGTTCCTGCATTTGTCACTGTACCGCCGGCACCGCCAGACTGAAAATGACCTGCGTCATATATAACAATAGTGCCCATATTAGTAAACATAGTTGCTAATGTTGTATCTGCTGTTGTACCAGCTGATTGGCTACATGAAATCTGTATACGACCACCAAAAAAGAAATAATTTGTCAATGCTGCTGCATTTGCAAATGTAATTGTTATAGTATGCGTCAACGTGGTAGGCGAAGTAAACCCTGCCAACGAGCCTGAGCCATTTGCAGGTGTCGTCAATGAATACTGACTTGCATTACCACAAAAGATGGTGGCAAGGTCAGTATTAGGTGAATAACCTGTTGCACTAGTCGTAATCCCCGAAGCAGGTAACCTACTCCCTGCATTTGCTGGTGCCGGATTGGCTAATGGATCGAAGCGCGTCGAAATATCGACACCTGCGACCTGATATCCAGTCGCGTTTGCGGCATTGTTTGTCACATGTGCCGCGAACAGAGTGTCTAAGTCTGTTCCGTTTGATTGGATATTAGCAGTCATTTATTTCAAACCTTTTAACATTCCCATTACTTTAGTCATTTGACTTTGTAACTTATCAATTGTTGTCTGTTGTTCCTGAACTTTAGCAGTTAAGATAGCTGACAACTTACCGTAGTCGATACCATTTGGTTGGCCACCACTGTCAACACCAACAATCTCTGGATACACAAGTGCCATTTCTTCAGCAACGAACCCAAACTCATGTGCAACATAATCTTTACGATCATATTCACGTGGTTTCAAATCTGCAAACTTAGTTAAGTATGACTTACCTAAATTCTTAATTGCTTTTTTAACACGCTTGGTAGATGTAGCGTTAAATGTCGATGCTGTCACTGTGCCCGACATTGTTATTGAAGTTCCGATGAGTGCGCCAGTTAATGTACCACCTGTTAACGGTAATGCATTAGCTATTGTCAAGCCAGTAAATGCTCTTGATACAAGTTCTGCCCCAACTGTTGCACCAGTTGTTAAAACAAAAGTTGTTCCATTACTTGCTGTATAGTCAACACCATTTGTTAACAATAATCCGTTGTAATAAACACTAATCAATCCTGCTAAGTATCCGCCGGTAACATTAAATGTTGTCTGACTTGCTGTAGCAGTTGTTGATTCTTCGACAAATGATGTTGTACTAGCGTTTGCTGCCCATGTAGGCAATCCACCGGCAACAGTTAATACAAATCCATTTGTTCCTGCTGCTAACAATGATGTCGTACTTGCTGCTGTTTGATATGGAATTGATCCTGCTGCGCCTGCTGCAATATTAGTTGCAGTTGTCGCAGTTGTTGCATTACCTGTTAATGCACCAGTAAATCCTGTCGATGAAACAGATGTTAATCCATTAATTGTAGCTGGAAGAGATAGTGTTACTGCGCCAGTTGATGCTGATGCTGTAATCTGGTTTGCTGTTCCTGCAATGGATGTTACACCACCTGTAGAAGCTGCCCAGGTCGGAACGCCTGCTGCTAATGTTAATACAAAACCATTTGTTCCTGCTGTCAACATTGTTGTCGTACCTGATGCTGACTGATAAGGAAGTGAACCAGCTGCACCAGCTGCTAGATTAGTTGCAGTTGTTGCACTAGTTGATGTCGACGCATTACCTGTCAATGCGCCGACAAATGTCGTCGATGTAACAGATGTCAAACCAACTAATGTTGTTGCTGTTACGCCAAGTGCAACCGAAGTTGAGCCAATTGTTACAGAACTGTTAGTTAAGGCACTATTCGGAATACTAGTTAAACCTGCGCCAGATCCTGCGAACGACGTAGCTGTCAATACACCTGTACTTGGATTGATTGTAAGTTTTGTACTCGACACTTTTACTGGATTGTTACCACTAGTTGCATCAACCCACGAAATATACTTAGTAGCATTAGTTGATGTATCATCCGTTATCGTTGTATTTGTTGCGTTAGTTGCACTTGTTGCCGTAGAAGCATTACCTACCAAAGCACCAGTAAATGTAGTTGCTGTAACGGACGTCAAACCAGCGATAGATGCTGAACTGCCACCTAATGAAACACTTGTAGAACCTAATGTTACGGAACTGTTTGTCAGAGCACCGTTACCGATACCTGTAAAGTTCGTACCAGTTAGTGTCGGTGTATTCGACCAGCTAGGCGTTGTTCCTGATACAAGTACCTGACTCGATGTTCCTGCTGCTAATAATGCTGTTGTACTAGCTGCTGTTTGATAATTAATTGAACCTGCTGCTCCGCCAGCAATATTTGTTGCTGTTGTTGCTGTTGTTGCCGATGGAACAGTACCTGTAACTGCAATAGTTACATTACCGGTTGCACCAGATACAGAAATATTAGTACCAGCGATGTTGCTTAATACACCTGTATTCGAAATAACATTTGTTGTAATGTCAATGCCGCTTCCAGCTGTCAGGGTGCCTGACCCAGCAAACTGACCAAATACTATCGCATCTGTTCCAATAATAATATACGAACCCGGACCGCCTGTACCAGTACCTACTGCTGTTTGAACCCACTGTGTACCACTATTTGTTCCATTCGATACATAAGTTAAATCGCCGGCCACAACTTCACTTGCAGGGGAACCATCGAAGTCATCTGCACGAGTCAGTATCCACGGTGTGCCTGCAGACCCGAGTGATGTAACTACATAAATGCCGTTCTGTAACCCTGCTACTTGGTTTTTAACAAGAACACGATTAGTTACAATAAGACCTGCATACCCGCCAATTGTACCTAATACACCGTTCGCTGTTGCTGTTAGTGTGGCACCAACACCACCTGTACCGTTATTATATGTGCTTGTTGCTAATGCTGTTGTAGTTGCTGTATCACATGCAGCGTGAATATTAACGCCGGATGCTATTCCGTCAGCATACTGTTTTGTCACTGCGCCCATAGCAGCGACTGGATCACCACTCAATATTAACAAACCAGTCATTGTATCGCCAGCTTTTAATACGTTAGCACTTGCTGCGCCAGTTAATGCACCAACAAATGTTGTAGATGTAACAGATGTTAAGCCAGCTAATGTTGTCGTAGTTGCACCTAATGCAATCGCTGTAGATCCAACTGTTATCGAACTATTAGATAATGCACCATTCGGAATACTAGTAAAGTTCGTACCAGTCAATGTCGGTGTATTCGACCAGCTAGGAGTTGTTCCTGATACAAGTACCTGACTCGATGTTCCTGCTGCTAATAATGCTGTTGTGCTTACTGCTGTTTGATATGGTACTGCACCTGTTGTGCCGCCTGCGACATTTGTTGATGTAGTTGCTAATGTCGCAGTAGAAGCATTACCTGTCAATGCGCCGACAAATGTCGTCGATGTAACAGATGTTAATCCTGCAATAGTAGTTGCTGTGTCACCAAGTGCTACCGAAGTAGAACCGATTGTTATTGCGCCGGAGCCAGTAAGTGCTGAGTTTGGAATGTTAGTTAACCCTGCACCAGAGCCTGCGAATGCAGTTGATGTCAATATTCCTGTCGATGGTACAAAATACAACTTTGTGCTAGAAGTCTTGATTGGTCGATTACCACTGGCTGTCGAAACCATCGTAATAAAGTTTGCTGGAGCACTTGCCACATCGTCTGTGATAGCAGCATTTGTAGAATTTGTTGCAGTACCTGTCAATGCGCCAACAAATGTTGTCGATGTAACAGATGTCAATCCAGCTATTGTAGTTACTGTATCGCCCAATGATATTGCTGTGGAACCAACTGTAATTTGTCCTGTGCCAACTAATGCTGAGTTCGGAATACTAGAAAAATTTACACCGCTTAAAGTAGGCGCATTAGTCCAACTAGGTGTCGTTCCTGATATAAGTACCTGACTCGATGTTCCTGCTGTAAGAAATGATGTAACCGACGAAGCTGACTGGTACGGTAGCGCACCTACAGAGCCTCCCGCTAAACTTGTTGCAAGTGGGGAGGTACCGCTAAATGAAACAGTTGTTACACCTGTAATCAAACCTTTTGCGTTCGTAGTAAAAACAGGTATCTGGGAAGCAGAACCAAAAGTTCCTACATTCGCATTTACATTAGCAAGTGTCAATGGTAATACTCCACCGGAAACATTACCTGTCGCATCACCAGAAGCCGATAAAGCTAACGTAATATCGATTGTATTTGGCCCAGGTGTCTTTACAAGGTTAACACCGTTCGAACTTGTTAAATTTGTATTAAGATACGAATATACATCTGAATTTATGAATGCATTTTGCCATTCAGAAATCGATGCGTTATATCTTAAATATTGACCAGTCTGGGGAGTAACGATAAGAACGTCAGCTAAATCCTCTAACGTAACAGAGGATGGACCGCCCCCGATATTACCTAATTGTACACCTGAAAGTTGAATTGCCATCTGAAGTTCTCCGTTTCCGTTATTTATCTATTATTTTAATTATATTCTTTATGCTATCGCTAAGAATATATATGTTGCGCTTGTTACATTAATGTTTGTTGCTGCTAATTGGTTAGCAGTAAATCCAGGTGTATACGGACCAATACTATCATCTGTAGTAACTTGTGCTGCCGTAGTATTAAGACTTATGTGTGGGTCGTTACCTGCAATAATACCACGCACAGTATCCCATACATACCAATCGCCTGTAGAATCTGTTCGTTTAATTAATATATAACGAGCGCCTGCTGCGAATCCACAGTCAATATTTATAGAAGTTCCATTTCCGGTGTACGATCCAACTTTAGTGATACCTGATACAGTAGCAAAGAGGTACATAATTTGAGTCTTGGTTGCACCGCCTTCATTAATACCAGTAAGAGTACCTAGGCTTACTACCGATGCAGTCGGGTATGTACTATTCCAAGCGGTTGCATCAGTTATCTTTGCAGCCGTAGTCTCAAGTTGCAGATACTCTGTTGCAGCAAGCAGTGTGCTTCCAATGAACCACCCTCTAGGTGCGCTAACACATTTAACCATCCATAACTCCGGCTGTACACTGAGGTTATGCGCTTCTGTCTTATTTACGCCAGTTGTGTTGTAGTAAACCATATCAAGCACACCCGGGGCACGTTTGAATCCGTAATTTATATATGTCAACCCACTACTATTGACCGGCGCTGTACCAGAAGAATTACCAACTGTAAACCCACTCATATCAAAAGAAGTTAAAGAAACAGCATCTGTTGCCTGCACATTTGTTAAGTTCGAACTTAAATATTGTGTTGCTGCACGTAACCTATCAAACCAATAATGAGATGACGTAGCACTAGTAGATTTAATTGCAACAAGGTCTGGTGCGAATCCTAAAGTAGTATATGCAAATATACTCGATGTACCAACACGACTTATTGCATTGTAAATTTGTGTTCCTGCTGTGGGCGGTTTATTCGGGCGTCGAACCATTGTATATACATATGTTGACGATACAGCTAACCCTGTTACAGAGAAACCTGATGCGTTCGGTGAAGATAAACTTACAGCGGTTTCTGTGGCGTTTGTATTTGCGAGTAAAGATAAAGTCGACGATGCGGTTGGCGACCATCCTCTAGTTTCGTCTAGCATAATCCAGTTATTTGCGGCGCCAGTTCCTTTGATAATACCGAATTGTGGTTCCCATCCTAGTGATACAGTTGCATTACCGCTTGCATCTGTTGTAAATGACGAAGTTTTTATCAAACTTGTTGATGTTGTATCGTTAGCAAATATATATGCTACATATGTTCCAGCTGATGCATTTACGTCAGTATGGGTACCTACACTGAAGACCGACGATGTTGCACTTGTGCTATTCCATACAGTTGCGTCTGTTACTGCTGCGCCTGACGTATTTAATGATAGGTATTGCGTGTTAGGTATATTTGCATGATATACCATTCGTGCTGTTGCACTTGTTATGTCAGTTCGAAATACCATAATCATACCGGGAACTGATCCCAACGAATGTGCTATTGTTCTGTTTGCGCCATTACCTGTATATGTTACGATATCGAAAAATTTTACTTGTTTAAGAAATGTCCAAGAAACATAATTATTAGATTGCGCATTTAATGTTGCAGTCGAACCTATAAATTCAAATCCGTACGAACGAGGGAAGGTTCCGTTTATAACCGTGCTGCCTGTAAGTAAATTAGACCCTAATGCATTAGTAAATCCACGAACATTGTCTTGTAATACGTTATCGACGGCACTGGTTCTATTCTTAATCCATACCATAGCATCAGTTGCTAGTGCTGCTGTTGCTGTCGAAGTTCTAGGAAATAAATTGGTAGGTAAAGTCGTTGCATCAGCTGCCCGATCTACCCCGAATGTCCAACGAAGTTCATCGAATTGTAATTGTGCTGCTGTTCCAGTTACGCCGCCGCCAATTGCTTGAAATCTACATGCATTAGAAGTAAATGTTCCGTTAGTAAATCCCGACCAAGCAGCAGATGTCTGAAGTGCAGCATTTTGATATATTCTTAATGTAGTACCATCATATGATATTCGAATTAATTGGAGAGTAGTAAGGCCGGTTGTTGTATATGACAATGTTGTTGGATTTGTACCTGTTACAGAAAAAATAACTGATGCTGTTGCACCGTCCGCAGATTGTACATCAAAATTAACTGTATTTGCCGAGTCAGTATATTCTATTAACGATACATATACATTGCCACCAGCGGTTGCACCTGTACTACATCTTACCCATGCTTCTATACAAAATGGATTATGAAAATTAGCACCAAGACTATTTGTTGTAGTTTTAATTACACAATTTGTAGCAGCATTTATACCTGCACCGTTCATACACGCCGATGTAAATACGCCAGCACCGCTAAAAACTGTCGACCCAGTAACTACGGGCAGATCGATAATACCAGTTTTATCATTTACTATGTCATAATCAAACCCCATTAATAACGTAGTATTTGCATAAAATGCATCTCCTACTTTCGCTATATTAAACCCATTATTAATACGATTTGCGCCGGTGGTACCCATACCTGCATACGTATACGCAGAAAATACATTATCTACGTATGTAGTCGGTGTTACTGTATTATTATGGAAAAATTTCGATGTTGAAAACATTAGAAATTCCTTCCGCCGTCTTGGCCGTATGTATTAGTTCCGTCACACGTAAATACATAAATATCTATCTTGCTCGAAACGCTTGTTGCAGTCGGTGCCACACCACTTGGCCATTTAATAGTCGATCCGCCTGCCCATGTTACAGTGTGTGTTCCGCCGTATAATACTAAAACTGTATAACTCTTACCCGCAACTGATGCAGGTAATGTAAAAGTTGCATTAGCATTAGTTGTAAATTTCTGCATTGTACCGTCGGTTAATGCAATAGTAAATGCAGACCCTGCCGAAGGAACATATAATGTTTCTGTATAATTCGTAATTGTTGGATTAGTTAATGTTAATCCAGCAATAGTAGCTGCTGTTGCACCAAGTGCAACACTAGTAGAACCGATTGTTATTGAATTATTAGTAAATGCTGAATTCGGAATAGATGTTAAGCTTGCACCTGATCCACTGAATGTAACTGCTGTAACTGTGCCGGATGATATCACACCGCCAGTTACTTGTAATTTGTTAATACCGTCGTCTGTATTCGTGTTAATAAGAATTGCGTTGGATGCGCCTGCAATTAGCGCCTTACCTAGTGAGAATGCCTTACTCATGATTTATTCCTTAATTTATGTTCGGTTATTGCTAATTGTGTTGCTATCCAATATTTATCTAAAAATATTATTATGAAAGTATGGTGTATTTCCATGACCCGCCGATATATACCCATAATTTCGAACCACTCGAGTCTGTCATCATCGGCGTATATCCAGTAATTGCTGTCGGTGTTTCAGTAGGTGTACCTGTCGTTACAGGAATATATGCGAAACCTGTTGTTGCATTAGTTGCTGGTGCAGGAGATCCTATTATGTTAAGTGTAGTAAAACTCAATACGCCGGCTCCATTCGTTGTTAATACTTGATTTGCCGTACCGTCAGCTGTCGGCCAGCGATTAACATTTAATACTAAATATTGGCCGCCGCCTGTTGCAGGGTTAATATGAAGATCTTGACTGTTTGTTGCAGTTATTAATGCTGGTCCGGAATTACCTGCATCTATGTTAACTGAATGGTTGACATCTACAGATAGTGTCAAATCTTGGCCGCCAGTTGCAACAATACTATTATTGACGAAATGTAAATCGGCTAAACGAGGAGCTTGCCACGCAGGTCCAACTGTAGACCATACTTTTAATGCATTTGTTGTTTTATCGAGCCAATAATCGCCGTCTTTTAGTGTATAAGTTGGGTATGGATCAGATAATCCTTGATAGATAGTAACACCGCCCTTTCCGATTGTGAAAGAGGGTACGCTCGTACCTTTGGCGTTCAGTGTAATTGACATAAGCTCTCCTGTTCAGGTGTTATCCTGTCTGGTAAAAATTACCAGTCTAGTGCTGAACTATTTATCATTGAAGTGATGTATTGATAAATAATAGAAACGGAGAATATGTATGGCAAGAATTTCACTGTGGTCACCCACTAAGGGCAATGATTTTAACTTCATAGATAGAGCTGTAGGTGAAAACTTCCGTATGGCTGGCGATGGTATATTGGTACACGAATATATAGGGCCAACAACAGATGCTGCCGGTAGCACCGATACTTCACTAACTACTATACAAGATGTATTATTTCAAACAAATAATAATAGAAAATACAATCCAGATGTGATCGAAATGCGTGGACACCACCAGCCACAAGACGTAAATTATGATTTGTCTCAGTTTGGTATTTTCCTTTCATCGGATACGATCCGTATACAGTTTCATTACACTGATATGATTGATGCATTAGGTAGAAAACTTATTGCAGGTGATGTTTTAGAGTTTCCTAGTATGAGAGATGTCCCTATCTTCGATAATGCTGTCGGTATTAACCGATATTATGTTGTTCAGGATGCATTATATGCGGCAGGTGGATATGGGCCTAAGTGGTTTCCTCATATTTGGTTGATAAGAGCTAAACTGATGGTTGCTTCAGTAGAATATCAAGAAATAATTGATCAGGCAGCAACAGGGCAGACGGATGGCGGAGTAGGTCAAGGTATCGGTATTATGCCGGAAGGATTTACTAATACTGCTGATGCTGATGGCAATCCGGGTACAGGGGAGAATCATAATATTACTAATACATTAAACTTATTTTGCAAAATTATCGGCATCAGTGATGCAATTATTGCGGAAGCTGCACAGAATGCATTCTTTGATCCGAAATTTTTCGAAAGTGCAAATTTATATATCAATATAGACCCAAATACAAATTATCCTACACTAGTGCCTTATTATTTTAGTGGAGACGGTGAACCACCGAATGGGCAACCACTTGTTGGTGCAGGTATAACTTTTCCACCGGGTATGACAGATGGACAATATTATTTACGCATAGATTATTATCCCGAAAGATTGTTCCAAAAACAAGGTAATGTATTTAAATTGATAGAACAAGACATATTGAAACACTGGACTGCCTATAACCGTGTCCTCGACACATTCATTGATAACAATAATGATACTATATTAGCTAATGGTACTGTTGTGCCAGAAAAACAAGCTGTTAGTGAAATTGTAAAACAAAAAGTAGATTTATATGCTGATCGTAAAGTAGCAGTAACAAAAACTGAAGCTATTCGCAGTAAAATTGCAGACGATAGAGCTGCAAAGAAAGGGAATTAAATGCAATTACATGAATTTAATAATCAATCAATCGATGTTTTGGAATTACTGCTCTGTGATTATCGAAAACTAATAGAAGACCTAAATATTCCGTTATCAGAGGCGTCATCTAACGATAAAGTCGATTATATAAAATTCATAGAATTGGAAAGACAACACTGCGTATCAACTAATCAATTAGTAAAAGGTCAAAGTTATGCACCTTTATCATTGTTAGGATCGCCAGCAAGTTTTGCTATGGCAATCAGAACCACTCAAGAAGATGTGAAATTTGACAGTTTACAAAATCAAATTACATTTGTGAAGTCGAATGGACAGTCTGCAATTTTTCCACCAAATAATATATCGACAGAAGACTCGTCCGTAGATACGCTTATTTTTAATGATCAATCAGAAAAGACCGAATTTTTAACAGCACTCCATCTAAAGTTTCTAGGATGGAACTTTTATACAAACTATATTTAAGGAAACTAATGGATTTCTTCTACGACAACCAGACACGCCGATATCTACTCCAATTTATGCGGATATTTTCCGACATAAAAATTAGAAATGGACCAGATGCAAATGGCTTATACACAATTCAGCGGGTGCCTATTTTATACGGCGACCCATCATCTATGGTTGCACAGTTGATAAAAGGTGCTAGTGAAAATACTATGTTACCGTCACCTATGTTTAGTGCTTACATAGATAGTATAAAGATGAATGATAAGCGTAGACAAGATTCCCAGTTTGTCGGTAAAGCCACTGTTATGGAAAGAGAATTCGACCCATTAACAAAAGTATATGGTAGTGGTCCGGGTATCAGACAAGACATTGATAGATACATGCCTGTTCCGTATGACTTTATATTTAAATTAGATGTATGGACACCTAATATCCAAACAAAGTTGCAGATATTCGAACAAATAGCAGTTATTTTTAACAAATCAATTCAGTTACAGCAAAATAGTAATACACTAGATTGGACAAGTATTTTCGAAGTGTGGATGGAAGATGTTACATGGACGAATCGATCAATACCACAAGGTGGTGCGGACGACCGTGATGTAATGAGCTATAAATTTAAGATAGAAGGATGGATTAATCCACCTGCTAAACTTAAACGAAGTGGTATGATTGCAGAAATTGTTACACGAGTATTCGATGTTGCCGATGTTGCTGATATTGCTGCAAAAATTGACGGAGTATATGACCCATTTACTTCGTTGTCAGCTTATCCTGTACAAATTGTAACAACGGAAGGTAATTATAAAATATCTGTTGCACATACTATTACGGGTGACGAGATTACTTTATTGAATGAATTTGGGCTGGCAGATCCACTATTAAGCTGGTTACACTTGTTTGAAATCTATGGGCAGATCACCCCTAATATCACCAATATTCGGCTAAAATTAGACCCTAACCTAGACATCGGGGATTCTGACATAATCGGTGGAATTACACACGATCCTATTCGTCAAAACGTACTCTTATTTACTCCTGACTTAGACACTTTACCCCCTAATACAATTTCGCCTATACAGTCGATTATCGACCCAATCGAAATTACTCCGGGTAACGGATTACCGCCTGCTTTGGCAGGACAACGATATTTACTAACGTCACATAATAGTAGAGGCGAAGAACCTGCAATACCACCAAATGTTCCAACAAGCCCATGGGGTCAAAATATTATTGCATACCCAAATGACATAATTGAATATAATGGTGGACAGTGGGTGGTTATTTTTGACTCACGTAATTCTATAGGTAAGAATTACGTAACCAGTAATTCTAATGGGGCACAGTATGCATACGATTCAAATACTAATGAGTGGGCGTATACATATTTAGGAATTTATTCCGGTGGTTATTGGAGAATTGACAATATTATATCGGCGCCGAATGGTACAACTATATCGAACTATGAATAAATTTGCAATTATCAAAGTGCCAACGAAATATAACTCCCGATTTACTTTCCGTGCCACAGTGTGGACAAACATAACTAGGAAGATTATTTTTTGTAACAGATATTTTAATCTTAGTTTCGTCTGAGTGTGTTCTACGAGCATTCCTTTATGGTTTTCTCGTATTTTTACTTTTGTTTCTTCCGAATGCTTCCTGCTCACTGGTGCAGATATTACCTTTACTGGACTCTCTTTACGGAGTGCATTGCCTATCTTTATTCTTGATTCTGCTGACATAGTAGCACCTTTTCTGCTTGGAGGTTTTCTGCCGGCTCTTTTAGCATTTTCGCTGAGTTTTAGCTTTGTTTCTTCGGATCTAGGTATTCCAATTTTAGATTGTATAAATCTTTCTTTTAACCAACTATATTGCTTATTATTGCGAATTAAGTTAGTAGAGGTAATACACATCATTCTAACGGCAAGAATAAGTTTCGTATTTGTTGGATAAATCTTAACTAATAATTGATGTGCAACAAAATGTTCTTCGGGTGTTAACTTAACTAAATTATCAGACTCATCCGAACCACCCATGCATCGTGGTATTATATGATGTTTTTCAGAATATCCTGCTAGGTGCCTACATTTAGCTCGATCAATTAATTTATTGTAATGTTTTAAATAGTTCATATTAGTATTTATTATAAATAGTTATATGGACAATGTCAATCAAATTTTAAATAAAATAGGTGTAGGCACTCTTATAGTTGCAACTAAAACTAAAAGAGTATTACTCAGCCTTCGTGCGCCTCATAAGACTCATGCTTTAACGTGGGCATTATTTGGCGGTATGATGGAGGAAGGGGAGCAACCTAAGGAATCGCTTCTTCGAGAATTATCTGAAGAAATGAATTTTATTCCTGATATTGAAAAAATCTATCCGTTTGATGTATATCAGAGTAAAGACAAACACTTTAAATATTATTCGTTTGTCTGTATCGTCGAAGATGAATTTATTCCAGAATTAAATAACGAAAACTGTGGATATTGCTGGATCGATGTAGGGCAATGGCCTAAGCCGTTTCATCAGGGTGCTAAGATAAGTTTCTGCAATCAAAAAGCAGAAGATCGCATAAAACTTATCTTAAGTCAGCATCCTATTTGTGTCTAGTTTCATAAACAATTTCGAAATCCGGATTATCATAAAACATCTGTGGTGTTAAATTTTTACGTTCACTAATCATCTTTTCAAAATTTGCAAAATTTGTTGCATAGTCCGGTTCAGCCATTAATGCAGTGCGAACAAGTTCTACACAACTTAACGCATTGTCATTTTTAAGGTCGAATAATGAGTCGTATGGTTTACCCAGTTCTGTCTGAGCTTTTTCCATAATCGTCGTCCAATATTCTGCAGACATATTCTTTGGTTTTAACAATACAACACCGTGTACCTGAAATACTAAATTAAATGGTGAATAATGTGTACCGGCACCAGTAGCCTCTATTAATCTAAAATCTTCATCGGTTACAACTGTATTTTCTAAATTCATTAAGGCGTGTGCCCAATAACTCCATTTACGAGTTAATACCCAGTTTGCAAAGCCGACAAAAAAAGTAGATAAATGATTATTTCGATGCGTAAGGATAATATAGTAATTAGGAACAAGTAATGCACGAATATCAGATAACTCGTGTTCTGTTAATCCATTTTTGTATCCCCAGTGTATTTTGCCGATATTAATGACTACAAAATCTGCAATTGTCCCACATGCCTTCTTAAAGATATTCATATTATTCTCCGTAAATTAATGGCCAACCTGTTAAGTAATCAAACGTATCTGGCGAACTGCTCGCCAATAATGCTGCCTTTTTTTGTTCTGCTACTCCAAAAATTGTCATATCACTGCCTGCCGATGCTTGGAATATTTGTAAAGCTAATGTAGGGGTCATTAAAACAAATGATCCAGACATAGTTTTCCACATAATATTTGCTGGCATATTTGCTCCAAACATTACTAACCCTAATTGTTGAATTCTAGATGGATCGTCTGAGTGAAACCAATTTGTACCGACTTTTACTCCACCATTTCGACGCCTATCACGTTCAGCTAAAATTGCAGTCAGTAGCTGACTTCTTATATAATTTGATATCCATATATCTAAATCGTCTTTGGTCGGAAGAGCATCACCGCTATCCCACATAATATTTTCATATACAGTGTTGTCGCCTATTGCGCTACACCCTACACCCGGAAAACCGGTTGAAATTGCATCCATATAAGACATTGTTGTTAACATTATAGAATCTCCGTAATTGTATATTCAGTCACTGCTGCACCACCTAGTGTAGCAGTGGATATTAGGTTGCAGTATGTTGTTGCAGCGGCAGATCCACCTAATCTAGCAGAGAATGTAATTGTAGTAAGTGAGCCCGGTGCATATGTAAGTGATAATGCCATATTAGATGCTGTATTCGCTGTTGCTGATGTTTTACACATTGTTGCGCCAATATTTGTTGTACCGGCGAATACTGACATAATGTTTGTTGCACTAACAATTGACGAAGCGTGTGTGATAGTAAAACTAATTACAATTCTCGATGCTGCCGAAATAGGCGTAAAAGATGTTGTCCAGATTTGATTACCTTCGGTGTTTAGTGGTATTGTATTATCTAAAGGTACAGTTGTTGTGCCCGAAGATGCAGTAATAGTACCTGACACCATTTGTAATACTCTACCTAATGGTTGCCATATTACACCGTTATATAGTTCATCATATCCTAAAGTAGAATTACGTCGATACATACCGACAGTCGGTATAGCCGGTCGTTGAGCGGTTGTTCCTGCCGGTATAGTAACTGCTCCTGTTCCGGGCAATATTACATCATTTACCAAACCAATTGTAAATGTTGGTAACGAACCAGTTACCACTGTTTGTCCAACAACGCCTAACACGGAATTCACACCGGATGTTGCTGTCAGAACCAGTACACCATTAACATCGGGTGTATCTAAGAAAGATAATGTTCCTAAAACGTCTGTCATATTATTGTACCGGCCTTAAATTAGAATTTGCATACGAATTCGTATATGTATATGTTATCGGTGTCGCACTAGCACCTGTACTACTTAATGTATTATTATTACCCGACATGTCGATAATTGATGAAGTTGTTGCACCTTGTGCTAATTCATCAAATTCATATCTTGCAAGTTGTTGATATGTTATACCATGTCTTGCACCACCAGCATTATATATTGTTTGTATTTCTGTTCCAGAAAGTGTTCTACCAAAATATGTATAAGAATCCACTGAGTATGCTGCTGTTTCTGCGGCAGAACCAGTGGGTGGATATCCGTTAATATAGACCTGAGTAAATGTTCCTGCAACTGTATTACCCACTGCTGTATTTAGCAGAATGTCGTTTCTATATAATCGATGAGTTGTTCCATCGAATGTATATGTAATCATTTGCCATGTGTTGTTATATGGTATCATTACTGCTGTAGCACTTTCTACTAATATTGTGCCACCATAAGTCCATGTCGATACTTTGCCATTGCCAGCACTAGTACCAATTTGCAACCCAGTTGTTGGAGTAGGCGTAGTAACTCCGCCATCATACATACCAACAAAACTCAGAGGTATACCACCATCCCAGACTGCATTAATCCATACGGTGATTGTGTAAGGGTCTGTAGATCTACGGAAATTGGAACTTACACTATAAATATGTTTGTCAGATGCATTCATTAAAATTGCCATTATGCTAACTCTAAAGTAATTTCAGCCATTAAGAAATTTGCTGCTAAATTAGTTCCTGTAACACCCGCAATCCTACGAGTGAATTCAAATTGGTATAAATTTCCAGCTGTTAATCCTAGTGTTGCTAATGTAATAGTCTGTGTAGAATATTGGAAGTTTGCATTAGTAGGAATAGCAATATTTGCTAATTCTTGTGCTACAGACCAAGCACCGACAGCCGAATTATTAGGTAATAATCTATAGTATAACCTAGGTTGGACTACTGAAGCTGCACCCGGTGCAGTTTGTGCTCTTCCTCTTATCTTTACAATTAATTGTGTCGCACCAGTTGGGATCGAGATTAAACATGCTACGCCTTGTTCAACTGTATTACTAAAGGACC